ACCGTCTGCTGCTCACCGAGTTCGGTGAAGCGCAGTGGCAGCGGAAGGCGGCGGCCAACATCTTCCCCGCCGTCAACAAGCGTGTCAACGCGCGCGTCATCCTCGAGTCGACGCCTGGCACCGCGGGCAGCCACCACGAGACGATGTGGCACAACGCCCTCGAGGGCAAGGGTCGCTTCCATCCCGTGTTCCTCGAGTGGTGGCTCGACCCGAGCTGCCGCTCCGACCCGCACGGCCTGAAGCCGACGGACGTCGAGCTCGAGTACATGGCCCGGCACCCGGGCATGGACCTGCACAACCTGGCGTTTCGCCGGCTGTCGCTCCAAACGGAGATGGGTAACGACGAGCGTCTGTTCACGTCGAAGTACCCGTCGGACCCCTACGACGGCTGGTTGGGCAGCGGCTCCCCCGTCATGCCCATCGACGTACTGAAGGCGTGCCTGCTCACGGCAGTCGTGCCCCCCGAGCCGGTGCCCAAGGGCGCGAGCCTGCTCGAGCGCCCGGTACGCGGCCGGTCCTACCTCGTGTGCGCCGACCCGGCTGGCTTCGGCGCCGTCGGCGACAACAGCGCCGTGACGGTGTGGGACGCGGTCGAGCGCCGCGAGGTGGCGGTGTGGGAAGGCCGCGAGGATCCGGGCCGCTTCGCCGAGCGTCTGCTGAACCTCCAGCGCTTCTTCAACAACGCGCTCCTCGCGGTCGAGAGCAACGCCGCGGCGTGCATCGCGATGCTCAAGGACAAGGGCGCGAAGAACCTGCTGTGGACCGACCGCAACCACCCCGGCTGGTACGCCACCGAGAAGCGCGTGCAGGAAGGCGAGGCCCGCCTCGTCCGCATGCTTCGCGACAACGAGCTCACGCTGTGCAGCAAGCCGCTGCTCCACCAGCTCATCAACTACGACGGCGACCGGACCAAGCGCAGCAGCAACAACGACGGCACGACGCACCACTTCGACCTCGCGCGCACCGCGGTCATGGCCGCCGACATCCTGAGCCGCCGCCGCTTCACGAGCGACGAGGAGCCCGCGCAGACCCGCGACTACTCGCCGCAGGGCGATGGACCCCGCGTTACCATTGCGGACCTCGACCGTTTCAAGCACCATGAGCGCGCATCGTCGCGCAGCATCTTCAAGCCCATCGCACGGGAGTGGTCATGAACCTCGCCAACCTGATCGACCGCCACAAGCGCTACTACGAGCGCTCCGAGAAGAAGAACTTCGACAAGGCGCGTCGGTACTACCGCGGCGACTTCTACACGTCCCGCAACGACATCAACCTGGCCGACGGAGCGATCCCCTCGTTCCTCTGCTCGAAGAACATGATCTACGCCATCGCCGACACGGCGGTGAGCGCGCTGCTCGGGCCGAACCCGAAGGTCGCGGCGAACCCCCGCAACCGCGAGAGCCAGGACGCGCTGCCCCTCGTGAACGGGCTGATGGAGTACGTCTTCGACTCGAACAACATGCGCCGGCGCGCGGCGACCGCGCTCATCGACGCGGTGCTCTGCAAGCGTGGCGTGTTCAAGGTCGGCTGGGACAAGGCGGCGGACCGCCCCATCGTGCGGGTCCTCGAGCCGGGCGCCATCTTCTTCGACCAGACGGTGCGTGACGTCGACGACATCCGCTACTGGCTCGAGGCCGCGGTGATCCCGTGGACCGAGTTTCAGCGCCGGGTGCAGAGCGGTGCGTACAAGAGCCCGAAGCTCGCGGACGTCACGCCTGACCGCTACCCGAAGTGGATCACCGACACCTACAAGGCGAACGACGCGGCGCAGCTCCGCGACGCGTTCGAGTGGGTCACGGTGTGGGAGTACTACGACCGCGAGAGCAACAAGGTCATCCACTACGTGCGGCAGGCCGACGCCATCGTGTTCGAGCAGGAGCTCGAGTACATCCCGTACTCGATGTTCACGCTCAACCAGAGCGCGGTGGACTGCCTCGGTCTCTCCGAGGTCCAGCTCGTCCTGAACCAGCAGGAGACCATCAACGACCTGCTCACGCACATGAAGCAGATCGTCTACCTGATGATCCCGCGCATCCTGTTCAACAGCGAGCTGATCACCGAGGAAGACCTCAACAAGGCGGTTGAGTCGGCGACGGGCAGCTTCGTGCCCATCAGCCCGACGAACGCTGAGGGGCTGCGCACGCTCAGCACGCTGTTCTACGAGATGCCCATCCCGCAGGTCCCGGTCGGCGTCGAGAACTTCATCGCCCGTCAGGAAGGCGACGCGGCGTTCATCTCGGCTCTCGCCGAGGCGGCCCGCGGTCAGGTGGCCGGCGCCCGCACTGCGACGGAGATGGCGATCATCGACGCGCAGATGCGGACCCGCCTCGCGACGCGCGAGGGCCACATCAACAGCGCCCTCGAGGACGTCGCCGAGAAGTGCTTCTTCCTCAGCAAGAAGTACATGCAGGAAGAGAAGCTCGTGAAGGTCAGCGGGCACGAGGGCTGGCAGGAAGTCGGTCTCGCCGACATCCGCGATGTCGACGTGAACTTCCAGATGGTGTCCTACAACCCCATCCGCCAGAACCCGTCGGTCATGTCCGAGACGCTGCTCAAGCTGTTCCCGGTCCTCATGCAGGACCCGAACATCGACAAGCGCCGCCTCATCGAGGAGCTGGTCAACAGCGTCGGCCTCTCCACGAACCTGCTCGTGCCCAAGGAAGAGCTCGAGGCGCAGGAGCAGCAGGCCGCCATGATGATGCAGGCCCAGATGGAGGCCGCTCAGGGCGGCGGGGCCCCCGCGGGCCTGCCCCCTGGCATCCCTCCCGAGCTCGCGGCCCTCGCCGGTGGCGCACCGCCGGAGCTTCCCGCCAACGAGACCGCCGTTGCCGGTGGCGAGGCGCCCCCCGAGGCGAGCCTCGCCAGTGGCGGCCCGTCGCCCCTTCGTCAATAGGAGACCACCATGCCCCTTCAGGACCTACGGTGCCCCGTCTGTGAGGTCACCACCGAGAACGTCTACTACCGCATGTCGGAGGGCTTCCCCGCCTGTCCCGACTGCGGAGCGGCCCGCCGCGTCGACTGGAGCCATGGCCTCGCGCCCGCGGTCCACGGCCACGGCCCCGGCAGCTTCACCCCCGTGGACATGGGCGTCCTCGGCAAGGCGGAGACGAAGGAGGACTTCGACCGCATGAAGGGCGTCATCGAGAAGCGCTTCCCCGGCCACCGCATCGAGCTCGAGAGCGAGAGCAAGGCGCAGAAGCAGGCGCGCCTCGACACGGTGCGCCAGCGCAGCTTCGAGAAGCGCAAGGCGACCGGCAACGACGAGAAGGTCCTCAAGGAGGCGACCGCGGAGCAGAAGGCCAAGAAGGCCGAGGTGGTGCAGCGGTCCGCGCGCCAGAACGTCGCGCCGCCCAAGGAACACGTCCGCACCCCGGGGACCCCGGTATGAAGCCCATCGACATCCGGGCCGCGCAGCACGCGGCGCGCAAGCACAGCCGCGCCATCCGTCACGTCGGCGATCTGCCTGGCTACGACGTCGTCGTCCTCGAGAACCGCGCGACCGGCGAGCGGCGCAAGGTGCCGAAGAAGTACATGCTCATGGCGGGCAACGACTACGGTGTCGCCTTCGAGATGGTTCCCGCTGGCCCGGGTTTCGAGGACCAGCACGACGCTCCCCAGGACGAGTAGCGGACCGGCGCTGTTCTTCCTCTACCTTTCCGGTTTCATTCAACCATGATAGGAGGTCACATGGCCGAGATGATGAAGCAGGGCGGTATGCCCCCGAAGCCCGCCGCCGGCACGCCCCCTGACGGCGTGTCCGTGGAGCGCGACATGAAGCCGCTCATGGCGGAGATCGACGCGATGATCGCGAAGCAGGAAGGCGGCGTGAGCCCCGGCACGCAGGGCGAGAGCGGCGCGATGCCCGGCACCGGCGGCATGGCGGCCGAGCCCGCGATGGGTGGCGGCGCTGCGGCGGTCGCCGACATGCTCGGCGTGTCCGTCGAAAAGGCGCAGCAGCTCCTCGACGCCGCGATGGCGATGCCCGCGATGGCGGGCAAGAGCCCCGAGGAGATCGGCCAGATGCTCGCCAGCGACATGAACCTGCGGATGCAGGTCGAGAAGAGCATCGGCGCGGGCGAGGACATGAAGGCCCGCGAGTCGATGAGCAAGGCCCAGTCGGCACCCCCGCCGATGGAGCCGTCCATGCCCGAGAAGAAGTAGCCACGAGGAGGCCACATGATCGACGAGTCCGAGATCGAGAACGTCCAGGCAGAGACGCAGGAGACCGAGGTCCAGCCTTCGTCCGAGCCAGCCGAGGATGCGCCCCCGAGCGTCTTCGACTGGAACGGCGAGCTCGACTCGTTGACCAAGGCTGACTGGTACAACCGTCTGGACGAGCCCACGCGCAACACCCTGTCGCGTGGGTTCGAGACCAAGTACCGCAACTTCGAGCGCGGGTACACGAAGTCGTTTCAGGACACCGCCTCGAAGCGCAAGGACATCGAGCGCCGCGAGGCGGCCCTGCGCGAGCAAGAGCTGAAGATCCAGAAGTGGCTCACCGGTGACGCCGACCCGATGGCTGAGAAGCAGGCGGAGATCGACCGCCTGAAGGCGGCGCACGACGCAGCGCTCCAGACGCTGCGCGACGAGTACGATCAGTCCGTCCGTAAGGCGGCTGAGGAGTGGACCGGCAAGTACGGCACCGCGGAGCGCGAGCGCGACGAGCTGCGCCAGCGGCTCGAGTCGTTTGAGTACGAGGCGAAGCAGGCCGAGGAGCGCCAGATCGAGGCGGCGGTCACCGAGGTCGAGGACTGGCTGAAGAGCGAGGCCGACGACGTCTACAACAACGACGAGGCGTTCTACGACTTCTGCGTGCTGGTGACCGGGGGCAAGGACCCCGAGACGGCGGTGCGGATGGTGCGCGCGGTCCACGCGCCGCCCGAACCGCCGAAGGCCGAGCCGGTGCCCGACGCCATGAACCTGATGAACATGGGGCCGAGCCGTAGCGCCTCGACGACGCAGACGGACAACCGCTCCTACAAGGAGATCATGGACTCGATGCGCAGGTCGGCCCAGGCCGACGAGTCGAAGTTCTACAAGTAAATGTAAAGATTCCGCTCGACGAATAGCCTAGAGCGGATACACCCACCATGCGCGGGTAGTGCGTTAGAGAGTCGTTAGGTGGGTCGCTAACGCCGACGTGCGTGTTGCTGGTTCTCCTGCTGTACGTGTGGTGGCCGCCGGGAGGGGTGACTCTCCCGGCGGTTTCCACGTACATGAAGACGCCCCGTAGCGTCGCTTCTACGGGGCGCCGACCGCTCTCGCGGTCTCGCGGGTTGCTCAGACCCGCTAGTGTTTGCCGATCTTGACGGCGACCTTCACGACCGGCTTCTGCTCGAGCTTGGACGGGTCGAAGACCTTGAAGCCCTTCTCGAGCTTCTCGCCGCGGGCCTCGGCGTCTTCCATCGCGGCCTTCTTCTTCATCGCGTCGAGGTGGCTGTAGTAGCCGCTGCGGTAGGTGGGCATCAGTACTTCATCTCCTTCTTCTGGAGGAAGGACGGGACGGGCTTCTTCGCCTTGGGCGCCGGCTTGGCCTCAGCCTCGGGCATCGGCTCCTCGCCGGTCGGCTCGTCCTCGGTGCCGAGCTCGCCCGTCATGGCGAGCTGGTCGAGCTTCATCGCGGCGGCCTTCAGGTCGGCGATGATGGACTTGAGGTCCATCGACGGGGACCCCTTCGCCTTGTCGGCCGTGGGGATGTCGTACTCGCCCTTCTCGTCCTCGTCCTCACCCTCGGGCATCTCGGACTCCTTGGAGACCTGGAAGACCATCGGGCCCATCGCCATCGGCGCGGACTCCTGCATCGGGTCGAAGTAGCCACCCGGCCCGGCGGCCTTCTTCTTGGCGAGAACGAGGATGCTGCCGTGCATGGGGACTCCGTTTGGTGTATGCTACCACTGCCATGAGGTTCGGGCAATACCGCTCGGATCGGCGGACACAAGGAGGTAGGTCATGGCTGCATACGGATACATCGTTCGGAAGTTCATCCGCTACGGGGAGGTCATCCCCGAGCACTTCAACGGCCATCAGGCCCAGGCCGCGACGGCCAACGCGACCGTCGCGTTCAAGTCCTACGACGCCTCCGGCGTCGTGTGCGCCGAGATCTCGCTGCCTGACGGCGGGTCCACGACGTCTGCGGTGACGTTCACGTTCTCGCTGCCCTACAAGATCCGCATCCTGCCCGGCACGCAGATCGTCCCGGCCGGCACGGGCACCACGTCGGGCAACGTGACCTACGCCGTCGGCAAGATCAGCGCCGCTGCGGTGGCGACGTCGATCCAGACCTTCGCGGTCTCGACCTCGACGCTCAACACGCCGAAGCTCGTGTCGACCCACGTCCACACCGCGGACGCCATCGACCCGTTCGCGACCGACGTGGAAAGCCTCCGCTTCACCGTGACGAAGGCCACGGGCACCGACAGCGCCGCGACGCAGGTCTTCCTGTACTTCGTGCGCGCCGACTGATCGTCTGACAGGCCGGGGCCCCGGAGCGCCGAGAGGTTCTCCGGGGCTTTCTGCATCCCGCTTAGCCCCCATTCACCTAGCTGTTGGCCCACTTCGTGGGGACGACGTGGCCCGGACCCCACGGAGTGGCCTGTTCGGCCACGCGTCGACCGCTCTTGTCGGTCCCTGGGAAGGGTTTGAGGTCCTGAAGGCGCTTCTCGGGGCTCCAGTAGAAGTAGATCACCTGGTCGTCGACCCGTCCCCAGTACCGATTCCACCCGTTCTGCGTGTAGTAGTCGTGGAGAACAGCCTCGGGGACCGGAATCGCCTCGTTCTGGCCGACTTTCGTCCACCCTTCGGGCGTGTCGAGCACCTCGACGTCGTCAGGAGGCGCCAGAACCGGCGAATCTTCGCGATTTTCGGGCTGTTCTGCGCGATTTTCGCCGGTTTTGGCCTGATTTCCGCCCTTGTGAGCGCGTTCCAGCGCGTCGAGACCCCGAATCAGCGCCATTCGACCCACCGTTTCCGCCGAAACTTCGACGCCCAGCTCCTTGACATGCGGGAGCGCCTTGATAGTGGGTATAAGCGCGGTGATCCGTGCTTGAATGTCCGCCTCGAGCTGAAGGATCAGCGTATTTCGTGCCGTCGGCCCGCTCATGGTGGTGGTCCAGGGCTTGACCTCGGCGGCTGCGCGGCTCATCGCGACGTCGTAGCCGCGTCGACCGAGCTGTTCGAGCCCGCCGCGCATGGCCGCGTCGACCATCTGGGCGACTTCGTGGCGCTTCGCGCCCCTGGCGATGTCTTCCTCGGGCGTGGACGCCTCTGCCACGGGCGTGGGGACCTCACCCGCGCTCCACTCGAGGATCTGCTGGACGCCGGTTGCCCCGACGCCTGGGATGGTGAAGTCCTTCTTCTGGTCAGCCTCGACGACCCACTCACGCAGATCGTCGTCGGTTTTGAAACCAGCTTTCAACAAGGCGTTGCGGAGACGGAGCGGCAGGGGCAGGTCTTGGATGTTCATGGCGCCTCTAGGGGGTTCGAGCCGTCGTAACACCGCAGCGGCAAGCCGGCTAGCGTGCAGCGTGATACCGAAGCGGTATGGTGTTTGGTGATTTTGGCTCGGCCGGGGAAAGGCGTGGGGGGATGGGGTCCCCGAGGGG